TGATTTACAGAATAATCCTTTATTAGAAATGATTTCTATTCCGATAGAATTATCAACGGCCTTAAAAGCAACTGAGGGAACAACAATGATAAAAACAATTGATAATTTGAAGGCGTTACCTGCTGCTGCTCCTGCTTTAGTTCTAGCCTTGCCGGCTCCTTTGTCAGCGGTACCAGTGGCACCAGAACAAATACCCGCAGAACAAGCACCTTTAGAAGCAGTAGCAGCACCGGTAGAAGGAGTAGCACCTTTAGAAGAAGTATCTCTAGAAGAAGTACCTTTAGAAGCAGTAGCAGCACCGATAGAAGCAGTAGCACCTTTAGAAGAAGTATCTCTAGAAGAAGTACCTTTAGAAGCAGTAGCAGCACCGGTAGCAGCAGCACCTTTAGAAGCAGCACCTTTAGAAGCAGCACCTTTAGAAGCAGCACCTTTAGAAGCAGTAGCAGCACCTTTAGAAGCAGCACCGGTAGAAGCAGCACCTTTAGAAGCGGCAGCAGTAGCAGAAAATCAACCCGTAGAAGCATTAGCACCATTGGACGCAACAGAAGATAATGAGTTAGTTAATGTAGTGCCACCTCCCCAGCCTGCTCCTCCAGTTCTAGAAAATCAAGAAGAACCTGCCGTCGCATTTAGCGGTGTTGTTGGTGAAGAAGAAGAACCAGTAAAAATAGATATTCCTTTGCCCGAAGAACCGGAAGCAGCACCAGCAGCAAACGCAGAAGGAGCAGCACCAGCAGTAGCAGAAGGAGCAAACGCACCAGCAGCAAACGTAGCAGCACCAGCAGCAGCAAACGCAGAAGCACCAGCAGCAAACGCAGTAGCAGAAGGAGCAAACGCACCAGCAGAAGTACCAGCAGCAAACGTAGCAGCAAACGTAGCAGCACCAGCAGCAGCAAACGCAGAAGTACCAGCAGCAAACGCAGTAGCAGAAGGACCAGCAGCAAACGTAGCAGCACCACCAGCAGCAAACGCAGTAGCACCAGCAGCAAACGCAGTAGCACCAGCAGCAAACGCAGTAGCACCAGCAGCAAACGCAGAAGCAAACGCAGAAGCCCTAGAAGCATCTAATCAAATACAAGAGGCTCAGCCGATCCCTGCTCCACTGCTAGTTTCCGAGCCGCAAATACCGCGTCCACCTCTTCCGGCATCAAATTCAGCATTAGAACCTGATACGTCTGGTTATCCGGGTGGAGTACTACCAAAGCCAGCTCCGTTACCTGCTCCCCGTAATTAGCCTCAATAATACGCCGATAAACATTCAACTGCATCGTGTAATGCCAGTAGTTAGTGTCCGGTAGATGATTGACAGGGCCCAGCATATTACCATACGGGTTCGTAGTCTTAACCTCCTTCACCCTCTTCCAATCATAGATTGCTAGAGTGCCGTCGGGCTTTCTGTAGACCATGTCAATTGACCCCGAAATCATAACAGAACGGTCCCACACTAGCCACTCTGTGCGAAAAGGCTTAAACTTAGACCCCACCTTCCGCTGATACTCCAAGAACATTGTCCACTCGGGTGACAGTGCGGGTTCATAATCATCACCTGCCAGATTGCCAACAGGATCAGCATTATAATACCGCTCAATGTCCAAGTGCATCCGCGTTCCAGCACCCGAGGCCGCCGCACCATTCGCAGCCCATTTTGCCTTAATCTCTTCATCTGTCATTCCATAATATGGCCCAGCCGCAAACTTCTGTGCGTTTCGTCGCATTTTTACAATAATTCCATCCGGGTCAAAATGCGAATGACACGCACCTACAATCTTTGTACATGAGACCCAACCGGTAGAATCCCCATCAATAAAATACGTGTGGGTATCCTCTACAAAGGAAATATGGTCATCCCGCTCATGCTTATTAATTACTGCTAGACGCTGCCACGGAAGGGCACCATCAGAAACGGATTGCGGCATTTTACTCTTTAACTATTCAAAAAATACTTTAAAGTTCAAATTTTTTTAACGCCATCTTTTAGCACATCCAATACGCCAATCCGTCAAATACTTTAGACTTATCTGCCGAACAAGGTCGCGGGGCAACCATAAATCTTTGCTAGTAGTTCCAGTCAAGCCGCGTTCATACTGCCGCCGCTCCCGTATTACAGACCGTTCCAGCAATTCTTTTTGTTCAGCTACAGTGAAACGATTTACACGGTAATATTTAAATGATTGAGATTGATTAGGCTCAAATACACGCCAATATATTCCCTGTCCAAAATCTTGAAATGGTCCACATTTTGTTATTTGTGTTCCAGCTACATGGACACTATCATTAAATTGTACCATTTTATAATCAGAAGAATTACGCCAGTAATCAATAAATGTCCCTCTGAATCTTTCTTTGGGAAAATATCTGGTGGAAAATCCATAGTATTTCTCCCCCCGTTTAAGATCCAAAATATTTATTTCGGGACCAATAGGTATTTCCATTTAACTTAAGATATTTTTATACAACAAAGACCATCAATTTTACTTCCATAAGGTTACAGAAACTATGATTTTTCCATCACCCTGTTGCTTTGCTGCCACCGTTTGAATTTTCAGATTGGTCTCCAACGGATTAATAATCCGAATTTCACCCTTAGGATAATCCGGCGGTAAAGGCATATCCACCTTTCGTTTAGTCTGTGCGTATAAGCCAAAGCTTATGGCCATTAGTATAATAGCCGCAATATAACCCGATGACCAAGGCTCCCAAAATATAAGAATATTTGCTAGAGACCCCAGCAGAGAACCGGAAGATTGGGCAAACTCCACGAAGAAGGAATTTGAATTCTTAATTGTAGCATATTTCGTATTACGCACAAGAAGTTTAATTATCGGTAAAGCAATGCTAACACACGTGACAAGAATAAGTCCTTCCTGCAATTGCGTAGAAGCAATTATATCTGGAGTCCATTCTGTTATTTCCTTGCTAAATGTTGCGTAGATTACAATAAGTACCGAAGCAATAAGACTTGAAACCAGTGTCATTTCAACAACACGGATATCGTAATCATCCCACGATAACTGCATGTATTCCTGTGATACATTCATAATGCCGAGAAGAAAAGCAGCTACTAGAGCAGTTGAAATACCGACTTTATAATTAGCACCCGCAGAATCCTCTTGGTCAGTAAAGAGTGCTACAAAACCAATACTAAAGGCAGCTGCCAAGCAGAAAACCGCCGCACCCAAATGCCAGTAGGTGAATTGCTTTCCGAGAAATAGTTTGCTTAGCACAATTGTAAACAGAATACTTGTGCTAATCAAAATGGCAAAGACACTTCCGGGCATTACATTAATGCTTATATGACGAAGAATTGTAAGCGAAAAGAGAAGAGCACCGGTTGCCATATACTGTGCCCAATAAGTCTTCTTTAGCATTTTTCTGCTGGAATACTGATACCAGTAAATAGGAAGCATAAATAGCCATACTTGATTACTCAATAACGCAGTATATGCTGGAAGTATAAGAGGAACTGAATTATAATTTAGACTCTTAATAGCAACAATTTCTGCTGCTGAAGTGATTGCGTAAAAGATTCCATAGATAATGGCTTTTAACAGCATTTCTCTAGCAGTTACGCAAATGAACCCTTAGAATCAAATTTATTAATTCTTAGTGGTATGGTCACATAAAATAATCGCAGCCTTTTAAAGGTATGGAGTGGTCAACGCCCACTGTCCGCTTATCCATACGAATTAATAAAATAACGCACGAAGCCGAAGTGCGTGACCATAAAACGCCGACTCCAAAGCTGAAACTTAAAAACGTAAGTTTCGGTTCTGTAGATATTTTTTTCATAACTCCAAGACAAAAAATTAATATTTGCGGACTTTGTTCGCCGATTCCAGCAATATTAAAACCCGTTAAGAAACGAAGATCTAGTATTTAGACCCCTCCTGCTCCACCACGTCCTCCACGACCCCTTGTCGGCCCCCCACGACCGCGACCACGACCGCGTCCCCTTGTAGCAGTCGCAGCAGCCATCGCCTCAGCCGCTACAGATGCGGGTAGCACAGGCAGAACAATCTGAACCGGAGCCGCAATCGCCTCCCCAGCCTCTCCAACAAGTGCGGCTGATAGAGGACCATATGTCCGCCGGCGGAAGATAAACCACCGATTCATAAATGAATACTCCCGCAACTTGGCAGACATTGTGAAACGGCTTCCCATCTCCTCATACACTTTCTTGAACATTCCGTTATTCTCTTTCAACTTGAGACTTGCCAACTCCTCCGAAGATAGAACATCAATACCCATCTCGGCCAAACGACTTCGAAGATAGGCAAAGTTAACCAAGTATTCCTCATGACCCTCACCGATGGTGATGAAGTTTACCTTAATCTTCCGGCCCAACCCCGCATCTGAATCGGGCAGCGTCTGCTCTTCCGCAACAGGATCATACATCTTCTCTAAAGACCAGATTTCAGCATCACCCTCCTTACCCATAAGTACTCCACCTAGAGCCAAGGGTGCCAACGCATTATAAACTGTTTCGCCGTTGAAACAGCAGCCGACGAAGAAACCACCCACCTTCAGATTATCAGCAATATTCTGCAAGAAGCCATCCAACATCGTCCTGTCCTGAAAGAAGTAATGAAGCGTAAACATACTGCTAATCACGTCAAACTTCGTGGCAGCCTTTGCCGCCAAACCAGCTGCTGCTAGGAAAGGAGGAATGGATAAGCCCGAACCAGGCGTACCGTACATTGCTCGTAGCAAACTCTGGTCTTCCGCTGTGATTCCGGCATCGCCTGTTAGCAAAGGCCGTTCGCAACGTCCCTGTACGAAAACCATAGGAGCCACCTCGGAATAATCAATCTTCTTATTGAGGTATCGCCGGTAAGCACCATCACGCGGATTTAGAAGAGAATCCTCCGCCAACTCAACACCTAGAACCCAGCCTCCCTGTGAAGCAGGGCCAAGGATACTAGCCCACTTATGTAGATCACCCGCCTTTCCACATCCCATGTCCAGCAGTGCTGACCCGGTCCGAAGTGTGCGACCTAGAAGAACTGTATTCTTGATATAGTTGTGGAACTCCCTCAGACTCTTGACCTTGTACTCATTACGAAAGTCCACCTTACTGACATAGAGTTTTTCTACCGGAACTACTGCTACGGCGGCATCTTCACTTTCGGCCTCTACTACTACTGAGCCCCGCACCATCTCCTCCGTAATTGGATCGTGAATGGACGCCCATACTGAATCGGCCACTTTCTCTCCATTTAACGAACCGCCCACAACACCGCGACGATACGCCTCAGTCTTATCCCAACGAACCCGCTCTGGCTGCCAACGCCAACCCGGAGCCGCTTCCGGATTATATGACATCTCCACAATCATATTGCTTTCAATCGGCTGGCCATCTGATACACAGCGGATAACCGACTCCGCAATATCGGTTTCTCTACCGTCCGTAGCAATAGGTACGTGGCATATTGACGCATATGCGTCTACCGGATCTAGTGGATGGAATACTATCGGACGATAGTCATCCGTATTTGCCTCGGGTAGAGGAAGCATCTCCAAGATCGTCTGTCGCGGATTCTTGAATGCCGGATCGCGAACACCACCCACATAGAGACGTAGGGTCTTATATGTTACTAGTTTATTTGAATCAGGATGTAGTTTAGTCTGTACTATCTCATCCGCCCAGATATTACCCGCATCATCTATAGCCCGCTCCGCAATCACCAAGAAATCCACCGTGTTCTTTGACACAGGCTTCCACTTGAACTGAGCAGTCCAAGTACCAATTCCCGTCGGCAAGGCCAAGGCGTTCGGAGTAAAGATGAGACCATCCGTCTCATACGGTCTCAGCTTAGCGGCATCTAGCATAGCCGCTGCTTCCACGAAAATCTGACGCTGAGGAGCGGGAGGCAATGCGAACTTGAAGGCCTTAATTCCAATACTCATCTGCTGGTTAATCGGAAGCTTGAGTGTCTGCCGGCACGTTGAGAGTCCAGAAATTGCCTCCTTGAGTAGACGATAACGTGACTCAATCTCAACAGGAGCACCTTCAGTCCCACCCTCTGTACCTACCAGAGAAGAACCCATGAAAGGCAGCGGCCGGCAATCCTTTCCGCCTCGTGTCATAAGGATATCAAAAGCATAAAAGGTGTTCATCGGCAAACCATCCTTACTCTGCTGGACCCATTCGCCGTCCAAAACGAGTCCCCGCCAAATCGCCGGATCAGTTGCTAAACCCGTGGCATAGACATTCATATTCATATCAATCAAATACAGTTCACCCCCCTCCTGCTTTTCATCAGCATACACAGTCAGCAGAGCACGCAAGCCGTCCGCCTTATCTGTCACATTGTAACCGCCATTTAGTGCTAGCAGTGACACTGTATCGGGAGTATTCATTGCTGGAGGTAGTAGATGCTTCTTTTCAAGTGTAACAGCCTTGGGTCCGGGAAACTTGTTATTCTGGCCGAATAGTGTCTTGAATGAATTTAAGACTTCAATCCTCTGCTTGTTCTTAATGAGAGCAAATGACTTCTGCTTTCCCTGTAGTGCTTGGCCAATCTTACTTAGCAAAATCATCGGCTCGTCACCCACCTCCTCGGAAATCGCCTCAACCTCCACTTCGTAGCGTAGCGGTCTGTTCAAAATGTCAGCCTCCTTAAAAGATAACACTTTGGAGAACTGCCCGTTTGCGTTATAAGGAGACTGCCGGACAATACTCAAGTCAAAACGGGCACCCTTTGATGTCGCAAGAGAATACCGGCGAATGTAGCGGAAACTCTTAACTAGAACAGGCCAACGAAGCATTGCCTCCTGAAACTTGAAATCGTCACGTGTTACATTCTGTTCACGCTTCAATTTAATACGAACATCATACTCTGAGATATCCACTGACTGAATATCCCGAATACTTGCCTTAATATTACAAGTTGCGGAGTCGGGCAACTTGTTAGTCTGACAGTACTTACGAACAGCATCTTCGCCAGTAATTACAAATCGCATTCCATTCTCCAAAATAATCGTCAAATAAGGTGGCTGAACTTCCTCTTGAAGGCCGAGGCTGCGGCAACGCTTTAGGATATCCATCCATTGCGTAGCGTCCACATTCTGAATTACTGCCTCAAGTTCCGTATCCTTCATTCTCCGCCACACAGACCAGAGAGCCTTAATTTCATCGTAGTCTGTTTTACGGAGTTCCATACCTACAATATGCGGATAGTTGGTAGTTTCAATTTTTAAGGGCTGCGGCCCTGTATATCCATCCCATTAGTTCCTGCTTTGTTAGCGTAGGTAAAGAGCCCGTTCCACTATCTCCTGCCATAATCTTTGCCTTCAACTCTGTAATACTATCGGGAATAGAAACCGAAGCGGGAGCCAGCCATTTCCAGCCCAATTTATTTGCTAGAGTCTTGAATTCCACAGTAGTCGCATAGGGTCCCGACGGTCCAACTAGCCAGTCGCCGGAAGAGCCGTCAATACAAACCACCTTATTCTTTATGGGTAAACCCGTAGGATAGGAGACAAGCCGCTGCGTCGCTGGAAACATAACCACAAGAGTTATTTCGCACCAGACTGCTAGAAAGTCACAGACAGCCGAGGACAACTTATCTTTCAAGCAGGAATCATAATCCCATGCCCACTTTTCCAATGCTTCCGCCTTCAAGAACCAGGATACAAAATGCGACTTTATCCAGCCACGTGTCCGACCGTTATTTGCCTTATAAACATCGTCAAAACGCTGGGAAATATCGGATATCATCTGCCGGATTCCGTTTGCGTGATTGACCTTATCCCCGTATCTGAAAAAAGGGTCTGCTGAAATACAAGGAATTGACAGCGGATGGGACGGCATACTTTCGTGGAGAATCTTCCATCCAGTGCCTGCTAGCCAATCTGTCTCAGATTCAATAATATGCATTGTTTGCTTCTTAAGGGATTGAAGCGAACAGTGCCTATTTGTATTTGCTTGGATTTCATCATTCAAAGTTTTCCAGGAAGTATAAAGCATCCTCTACTCTTTTTATCCCTCTTTCTGTTTAAATGAGTTAATGAGTGTTTCTCTTTCTGAGAGTTCAGCACGGTTCTTCTTCACAAATTCTATGAATTGTTCAAGAGAATCAAAGGTTTCTTGGTCTAAAGCAGCAATATCAAAAAAAACACCATTTGCATTTTCACTGTAGTGGATGTTCTTCTTTTGTAAGACCCTAAGAATCTCAAGATACTCAGGTTCACCGAGTTGCTTGAGAGCATTTAAAAACTTTTCGCGACGAGAATATTCAGTAGCGTCCATTAATTTGTTAGAAGAACTTATAGAGCAATTACTTCCGCAGGGCGGACAGGACCTTGAGGGGCTGCTTCTGCTGCGGCCTCTAGAAGTTGTCCTTGAGGAGGCTCTACAAGTTGGCCCTGTGACACAACTTCCTCAAGTGTACCCACCGCCATAATAAATTCATCATGCGACTGGAAACGTGTCTTGAGAATCTTCACGCGGATTTTCTGTCCAACTTTAAGTTCATCAAACTCCACATTTCCTTGATGGAGATCACGCGGCATAAGAACACGCAAGCAATTATCAAAAGCCGAATAAGCACCCATCTTATTTACTTTCAAGACCTCAGTTTCTACAATTTCGCCAACTGCTGGATACAATACATCACACTGAATTTTACAACGGAAAACGAAATCACTTGTAAAAGTCCCAGACTTGGACATGCCACAGGTGCGGCTCAACAGTTTTAGACTCTTCTCTTTTACAAATCCTTGCGGCGAGCAGCGACCTTCCAACTTCTTTCTAAGTTGAAGAGTTAGAAAACCTTCCATATCAACGGCTGCCATTTCAAATTCTTTAGGTGTTAATACCGCTTGTTCTTCAAGAAAACATGGATGAAACATCTATTTCTTCTTAAAGGTGTGATTTTAAGTATTCAAATTTTCTTAATATAGTAGTCAATTTTAATAGGATACTATTCTGCTCTAAAGAGCAGTATGATACATCATTAAATCTTTACCATAATAGAAAATTCAGACAAATTTTCTTAATAGGATACTATTCTACTTACTTTGCCTTAGGCCACTGCGAACCAGGCGTATCATAGGAGCGTTTAAATTCAACTTCATTTAAGAACCAACGCTTTCCACCGATACGACGAGCATCCATCAGTCGGCAGATAAATTCCAAATAAATACAGAGCGTCTGCTGTTTCATATCCGCTGTTTCCTCAATAAAACTCTTACGTGCTGTGGATTTAGCACCTTTAACAACCGCTGATAACGGATACATGGTTTCCAGCAGTACAGTATCACCTGCTGCTTGGACTGCGTTTCTCAGCGTCTGTATTTTGAGTAAATGAGGTTCTTTATTACTTACACCCACACAGTCGGCTCCATCCGATCCTGCTCCACCAGGTGTATTCTCAACCGTCTTTGTAGATAAAATACCCGCTGAAGGTTTAGCCACAAGAAAGCCAAAAAGACGCCCACACTTGCTATTAATACTCATGATAGGAGCCCCCGCCATTCCAGCAGTCTCAGACTCATCAGTGGTTGCTGCGGCTACAAAAGGATCTAAACTGCTAGGGCATTCAGCATATATAAATTTACCCGTTCTCTTACAGAAAGTTTTAACTTTATTACTTTTAATATCTAACAGGAAATATCCATCAATATCAGCACTCTTAAACGTATTTCGTTTCAATGCTGGTGTAAAACCAGCCAATCCCGCCGGTAATTTATTGCTAATAAAACCACTGTAAAGTTTTTGCTTAGTTTGAAAAGAATAAAAGTGATCAAGGCCAAATGACAAAAGTACTGCGAATGTTTCAGGTATGTTCTTAAAACGATAGGCAATTGTACCAAGGTCATCTAAGCCTTTCATCTTGGCCTTCAGATCATCCGGCACTGAGAGTTTACTCGGTTCGGCTCTTTCCATCGCACCCCTTACGAGTTCTACCCATTGTATAGGTGATTCAATTGGCGAAGAGACACTCTGTCGTGTGAAAGAAGTGCCAGCAGTTCCAGCAGTGCCAGCAGTTCCAGCCGTTCCAGCCGTTCCAGCCGTTACAACACTACTATCATTGCCCTCCTCATTATCCTCCTCGTCACCCTCATTAGATGTTTCATATACAACGGTTCCGGCACCCGCATTCGATGGCCGCTGAATACGTGTATCAGTACCTTCAAATAGGCCCTGCGTTGGTCTAACAACAGATGACCATAATTTTCCATCTTTCACAAGAGCAACTTTATTGTAACGAAGGGCCAACGGAATAGATGTATCTGAGACGTCACGCGGCTGAAAAATGACGTATCCAGCACGCAAAATGAGATAACCAGGCCGGCCCTTGTATTTCAATTCAAATGACCGATTATTAATAACAGTCGGCAATGCTTGAGATAGAATTTCGTCGGGTAACTCCGAATATAACTTACGAACTTCGCTAATCGGCCAATAAGGCTGAACAGAAAACATCTGTCGCAAAGCACTTTCTCTTAAAAGAATATAGCCACGAGCATCCCGTACGGTAAATGTGCTTAAATCCAACTGATCTTCTCTTACTGCTGTGATATCAAGGCGGCAGCGGAATGAACACTCTTGATAATCGCACATGCTGGAATTCGCCTTATCTGCA